TATTATTAGTGAAGAAGAAGCTGTTAATAAGATAAAAGATGTATAGTTCATTAAATCTATAAGGTGTAGTTTAGACGAGAGTCTTAGATGAGCAATTATGCAATAGTGAACTTAGAACTTCCCATAATTGTACGAGTGCGAGCTTTCAATATTCTAATTACCTTGAATATATCTGGCTTATAAGATCGTGTGGCGACACATTGATAGGGTATATTTTTAGACGAAGAAAATAATTGATCTTAATCGGTTGATTATAGAAACGTAGGACATATAACAAGAAGAATAGTAGTCATCACGCCTTATAGATTTAGTGAACTATAGACATTGTTAGTTATCATGTGATAACTTATAGATATGATTGAAGAAACACCCATTGAACAACCAAAACAGAGAAGAAATCCTGCAGAGCATTTGAAGAAATATCAGTGGCCTAAAGGAACTTCTGGTAATCCTAAAGGTAGGGAAGCAGGAACTCTTTCTGCTGTCACCAGGATTAAACAAATGTTCAAAGCAAACCCTGAAGACTTTGATGAGTTTCTAGCTTCATATCTTAATGACCCTGCTAATAAGAAACATTTAGTTGAGATGTTAGACGGTAAACCTTATCAGTCACCACTTATTGAAGCTAAGGTGGTTAATAAGATACAATTAACAGATGAACAACTTGAACGAATCATTAACAACAGAAGAAGAGAACAGCTTACTAGCGGAGAGAGTAGCTAGAGATGACTTTCGTGATTTCTGTGTAGTAACTGATGTAAATTATGACCCACAATGGTTTCACGACCAAATAGCTGAACTTCTTCAAAGTGTATACGAGAGAGTAAAGAATGGTGAAAGTCCTCGTATTATGATTACTATGCCACCTCGTCATGGTAAGTCAGAGTTAGCTACAAAGAAGTTTCCTGCTTGGGTATTAGGTAAGAGTCCAGAGTTTCCTATCATTGTCTCTACATACTCACAAGATCTATCTACTAAGTTCGGTCAAGGAACAAGAGATATAATAAATAGTTCATCATATCAGAACATATTTGACACCAGACTAAGACAAGACACGAAAGCTAAAGCTTCATGGATGACACAGAAAGACGGTGGTTATGAAGCTGTGGGAGTAGGTGGTGCTATTACTGGTAAAGGATTTAAGATAGGTATTATTGATGATCCTTTTAAGAATGATGAAGAAGCAGAGTCAGAAGTGATAAGAGATAATATATGGAATTGGTACTCTACAACGTTCTACACTCGTCAAGAGGGAAATGCGGCCATAATACTTATCAACACTAGATGGCATGATGCAGACTTATCAGGTAGACTCTTAGCACAAGAGAAAGAATCACAAGCTAATGGAGATACTGACTATGACAAATGGGAGCTTATAAACTTCACAGCAGTTGCAGAGAAACAAGAAGCGAATAGAGAAGAGGGAAGCCCACTATGGCCTGATAAGTTCTCTCTAGAGCAGTTGAACAGAACTAAGAAAGCACTAGGTCCATATAAGTGGTCAGCACTTTATCAACAGAATCCAGTAGATGAAGAGTCACAAGAGTTTAAGACAGCATGGTTCAAGAAGAGATCTCTTGAAGAAGTGTCTAAGCTAAAGACAAGAAAGTTCTTAACGATTGACCCTGCTTCTGCTATGAGAGACAAATCAGACAACATAGGTGCTGTACTGAACTTCATTGATAGAGAGAATAAATGGAACTTGATAGCATGGAAGCTAAGACTGAACGCACCTGATTTAATTGATTTTATGTTCAAAGTCTATCAAGACTATGGATTTGAAAAGGTCGGTATAGAACAAGGTGTTTATGAGCAAGTGATAAAGCCGTATCTTGAAGTAGAGATGAGACAAAGAAATGTGTTCTTCACAGTTGTAGTGCTGAAGCATGAACAGCAAGCTAAAGTGTTGAGAATAAGAGGTTTGATACCATACTACAGTTCAGGAACTATCTATCACATTGAGGGAATGTGCAGTGATTTAGAAGAAGAGCTTGTCAGATTTCCTAAAGGAGCTCATGATGATGTAGCTGATGCAGAAGCTTATCAGATACAGATAGCAGAAGAAACCACTTCAACTGTGTCACAGCAACAATCAGCACCACAAGAGGGTTATTATGAAGAATTAGGAATATGAAAATAGAAGTTGACATACCAGATAAAGACGAGAGTTATACACTCAAATATCAAGAGATCATAGCGTCTTTAATCGGATCTGGTGCGTTAGACTTGAAAAATGGCAAAGCTGTGCTACACTTTGATTCAGAGGGTATATTTCAAGGAGTACAAATAGACTATTGGGCTTTTAGAAGGAGACGAAAATGAAAAAGAGACAGTTTGTATACATAGGAGATGATGTGAAAATGGGAGAGAATGTGAACTATCAAGAGTTTGTATTCATTCCTAATGGGGTGTTGATAGGGAATAATGTGTTTATAGGACCTCATGTTTGCTTTGCAAACGATAAGCATCCACCATCTAAAGGTAAGCACTGGATGTCAACAGTAGTAGAGGATAATGTTGTTATAGGTGCTAACACAACAATACTACCAGGAGTTACTTTAAAAGAGGGTTGTGTCATAGGAGCAGGTGCAGTTGTTACAAAAGATGTAGAAAGATGCACAACAGTTGTGGGTAATCCAGCAAAGCTCTTGACAAAAGAACCTAGTGTGTAGTACACTTAATTTAATAATATCCTAACCCTAACAAATGGGCGGAGTTCACATTGAACTTCGCCTTTTATTTATATATATGGCTAATCCTACACCACAAGAAACAACAGAAGAAAACGATATGATGCAGAAACTTAGAGATGAGAAATCATCTGCTAATGATCTACAACATAGACGACATAGACAATGGAACGAAAACTATGAATTGTATCGTAATAGAGTAAAAACAAACAGATTGACACAACGTCAACCTGTGAATATCCCATTGATGAAAGAGACAATTAAGACTCTTTTGTCTAAGATTGATGATGCACCTAATGTAGAGTGGAAAGAACAAGGTGGTGATGAGAATAAAGAGATCTTATATCAAGAGATGTGGGACGCTAACTTTAGAGAGAATAAGCTTGAATTGACAGATGTACTTGACAAGAAGAACGTTTTACTTTATGGAATAAGCACTAAGAAGCTTAATATAGGTGAGAATGGTGTTGATATAGACACCATGGATGTTTATGACATTGTTTATGATCCATTGATGAATACTAACGATATTGAGACTGCTAGATTTATGATTCATCAGAACATCTTCAGACGAATTGAAGAGATATTAGTAGACGATAGATACACAAAAGAGGGAAAAGATGAGCTAAAGAGATGGGCTCTTACCGAAGCAGGTATGGTAAATAGCAATGAAAATCGTATCTTATGGAGAGAAAGACAAGCAAGATGGCGAGATATGGGAACTACAGAAGCAACAGGTGAGAGTCATAGAGCTATGACAAACACTGACGAAGAACTATTTGCTTCAGGTGATGTGATTGTTAATCTGTCAGAACACTACACAAATATATGGAATGAAGAAAAAAAAGAATGGGAGCGACATGTAATGGTCTATGCTGACGATCATGTATTACTCTCTGATGACTTACTTGTTGACTTAATAGGTGTTGATTTCTGGCCTTTCGTAGTATGGGCTGAAGATCCAGAGACTAACGATATTTATGCTGATTCTGTAGCTGATCTTGTTAGAACACCTAATAAAGTGATGAATGTGTGGTTTAGTCAGCTTGTAGAGAATAGAACTCTGAAGAACTTTCAAATGCACTGGTTTCTACCAAATCAGAACTATACACCTCAAACTTACACACCTGGACCTGGTGTTATGCTTCCTGCTCCACCAGGAGAAGATATCAATAAAGTTATAAAGCCAGTAGAAGTATCTGGTCTTGATGACACAATGCCTGCAATTCAAGCTCTTACAAATATTGTAGAAAGAGGTACAGGTGCAACAGCAATAGAGAAAGGGGAGGGGGAATCTGGTAGTCAAACACTAGGAGAGATTGAGATACTTGTAGGAAAATCAGTAGAAAGAACTGTAGGAATGGCTAAGTTCTACAGAATGGCATGGTATGAAGTAGCGTGGAAATGGGGTAAGTTAATGCACGCTAATAAGCCAAAAGTGCTTACTTTATACAAAGTAGGTAGAAGTGGTAAGTTATATTCTAAAAAGATATATGCTTCAGATTGGGAGAGTAAAGACGGATATGAGCCACAAATAATTTCATCTTCAGAGCAAGAACAAGAATCATTTAAGACGATTCAGAAGTTCACCTTTATTGTTCAGCAGTTCCCAGACAATAAAGCACTTAAAGAAATAGCACAGAAACGTATGCTTGATGTCTTAGACTTGTCACCTGAAGAGTTGAAACAAGTAGAGGAAGCAGAGACAGGACAGCCAGTTCAACAGATATTAGGACCTCAAGGGGAAGGTCCACAGCAACAGCCAGATGATACAGGTGTTGTTAGTGAGATACAGAATAGTTTAACCGAATTAGCGGCATGATATGGCAAACGAGTTCCTTAACAGAATAAATAACGAATTAAAGCAAAAGGTTCGTGACAAGAAAATGGATGAGAAAGACCAGATTAAGACTGGTTTACTATCTTTCATGCTTGATGGTGTTGCAGAGACGATAGTGAGTGGCTTTAAAAATGCACTTAGCTCATTAAAGCTTCCCGTTCCGAAAGTTGACGTTAAACCACCCGAAGTAAACGTTACGGTATCAGACATCAAAATACCTGAAATAAACGTACCAGAAGTCAAAATACCGCAAATAAAGGTACCTGAAGCTAAGGTTACGGTAGATATACCAGAAATTAAAGTACCTGAAGTGAAAGTACCTAAAATCACAGTTCCTAAACCAGAGGTGACTGTGAATGTAGAAAAAGCAGATGCACCCATTGTTGAAGTACCTGAAGTTGTGATGCCTGACGAGATGAAAGTAACAGGCGGTGATAAACCACTACCTGTACATCTTGTTGATGCTAAAGGTGATTCTGCGAGTTTAGGTGGAAATAGTACAAGTGGTGGAAGTAATCGTTCCTCTTTACAAGCGATTGTAGATAAAGAAGCACAAGATTTTGCACTAGAAGCGGCAAGAGGTAATGTAACAAAAGTATCTTGTGTTAATAAGTTTGGTCGCTCAACAGATGTAGATAATGGTGTTGATACTGATATATGGGATGGGGCTAATTCAACAGATTCTCAACCTATATGGGTTGCACCAACACAAGCGAGAACACACATAATTCATTCTCGGTCTGTAAACGATACTTCTGGTGGAACAGGGGCTCGCACTATTCAAGTTTATGGATTAAAAGATTGGAATACTAAAGAAATAAGTGAAACTATAGTAATGGGTGGTACTGTTTCAACAGTAACAACAGAAAATCAGTATGTAATTATTCATAGAATGAAAGTTTTGACAAAAGGTGCTTCTGGTCCAAACGTAGGAACTATAACCGCAACAGCAGAAACAGACAATACGGTTACAGCACAAATACAAGAAGAGCAAGGTCAAACACAGATGGCTATTTACGGAATACCAAGTAATCAATCTGCTTATATGACACAGTTATATGACTCTGTTAATAAATCAGGTGGTGCTACAGGGGCAATAGATGGGTCGTTACTCTATAATCCCGAACCAGATGCAGAATTACTTGGATTTGTGATTAAACACACGATTGGTAAAATCACATCTGGAACAAGTGATGGGAAAGGTCATCAGTTTAATCCTTATAAGAAATTTGAAGGACCAGGTATCTTAAAGATGCAAGCAAATGGTTCTGCAAATAATTTAGATGTTTCAGCAGGTTTTGACCTTGTATTAGTAGATGATTAAGTTTATTAGATATTATTAATTAATTATAAGAAAAGTAATATGGCAAACGAAGATTTAAACATAGCAAAAAATGCTATCAACAATGCACGAGGGAAGATGATAAACAATGAATTTAAGCGAGACCGCTCAAATATTGTATCTTCTGTCGCCGCAGAAGTGGCAAGAATGTTTAAGCCATTCTTGAAAGAGATTCGTGAGACAGCACATGTAGATAAAACAGAGCTACTTAGTGCTTTATCACAAATCACAGTAGAGGGGGCACCGTCACATGTGACAGTTCCCGAAATAAAGATACCAGAGATTAAAGTGCCTGAACCAAGGGCACACGTAACAGTCCCACCTATCAGAGTGCCTGATGTTATCATGCCCGATGAAATGAATGTGAGAGGTTTCGTGAGTCTCATGGGTATAGATTTGGGTAATCCGTTACCTGTTCAGATTAGAGATAAAGACGGAAATCCAGTCAATTTAATAGAAAATATAACTTCTATCAGTGGTGGTGGAAGTGCAGGTGGTTCTAAAATCGTTAAGATTAGCGATATTAGAGCATCAGCATCTTCACTTATAGATCAAGTAGAGGGAGCTTTGAAGATTACAGGTAATCTCTCTGCAACACTTATAGCAGAAACTGACACAGGTGTTGTAAACTCGGATACATTGAGAGTTACACAAGCAACAGATTCAGTTGCTTCTGTAAATGTATATGATGCATTTGGTTCAACGGCTGTGGATAGTGTATTTAATGCAGATAACCGAATGAGAGTGTCTGTAGAAACAGGTGGTTCAGGATTAACAGATGCAGAACTTAGGGCCGCACACTTAGATATTAATCAAGTTAGTGGTACAGAGTTATCAACAGTAGTTAATTCAGGAACGATTGATACAGTCACAACAGTCACAACGGTTACAGGTGTGACAAATTCAATAGCGGCGTCACTAGTGGATTCAACAGGTGTTCAATATTCAGGTTCAAACCCTGTACCAGTTACAGGTACAGTTACATCCACACCAAGTGGGACACAAGATGTAGATGTTACAGCTAATTCAATAGGTTTAGCAACTTCAGCAAATCAGCTCGCAGATGGACACAATGTAACTGTTGATAACGCATCAGGTGGTTCAGCAGTAAATATTCAAGATGGTGGAAACTCAATCACAGTAGACGGATCTGTAACAGTATCAGGTGGCTTGACTTCTACAGCAGTAGAGGGTCCAATTCCTTCAGATACAGCAGATGTTGGTTCTAATCCAGTTAAAGTAGGTGGTATTGCTAGAACAGCAAACCCAACAGCAGTAGGGGCAGGTGACATGGTTTCAGCAACTTATGACGATACAGGACGACAAGTTGTAAGACCAGTACAAGTAAGAGATCTGCTTCAAACAGCTTATGTTACAGCAGATAGTGAGGGTCCAAAGACATTACTTGCAGGATCTAGTGGTGTATTCCATGACTTGGTGTATCTAATGGCGGCTAACGAGTCAGATGTAGCAATTACACTTGATATTACACAGACAACATCAGGTACAGTTCAAGGAACATTGAGAGTTCCAGCAGATTCAACAGCAGGTTTAGCATTAGGAGGAGCAACAATTCCACAAGACCACGCAGATGCTACATGGCAGGTAGATAATAACGCTTCAGACCATTCAAACACTACCTATGCTGTAACAGCTCTATTCTCTAAAGAAGTCTAACAATGATTAAAAATCTATTAAAAAACAAAGATGCTAAAGAAATAGCTAATATTAAAGGGCGAGAAATTGCTAAGATAGATTTTCGTGGAGAATACATCAGTCAAAAGTACGGAATAAAAATTGATATTCAAAGCATAGAAGCTATTAAAGGTGGTGTACAAGTTCTTGCAAAAGCTTGGAAAGGCAATAAACAATTAGGTTTTGGAGAAGATGGGAGTGTTGAGATAGAAAGATTTAGAATTATTAATCCACTTTATCAAGTGCTAGATGGTACTACAAGAATTGAAACAGATGAAAGAGGTAGAGAAACAGTAGTAGATAATCTAAAAGAAGATTTAGCAGAAGCTACTCGTGATTCTATTGCACACACTGTAACTTTGGTAGGAAAAGAAAATACTAAAATTAAAAAAGGTAAGATAGGAAATACCATAACTGATTTTTATCCTGCCACAGGAGCAAATGACCCTGTTGATGGAAGAGTTTTAAATAATCCTGGTTCTTCAACTTGGTCAACTGTTCATGATGCGGCAAGTGGAACTGGAACTAGTACTGGTAGTACAGTAGAAAGAGGTGAGATTGAAATGATTGGTAGTAATATTCTTATTGTAAGAGGTTTTATTCTCTTTGATACATCAGCAATAGGTTCAGGAGAAACAATTAGTGCGGCTACTCTTAGTTTAGATTTTTCAAGTGCTGATTCTAGTTTTGCAAATGACGGTAACGATTTCGTGACAATAACACAGTCAAGTCCTGCAAATGATAACACTCTTGCGACTGGTGATTTTGACCAAGCAGGTGCAACGGAAGCGATTGATAGTGGTGATAGAGAAGATATATCAGGTATTTCAACTGGTACATATACACCTTTTCCGTTTAATGCTACAGGTATAGGATTTATCGGAAAAGGCACGGGAGGAAGAACACGTCTTGGACAGTGGGAAGGACATGACTATTTAGATAGCGACCCTGGGTTAGGAAGCGGACAATATATACTTGTAAGATGGAAAGCGGCTGATAATGGTACACAAGAACCTAAATTAACTGTAACTCACGGTGAAGTAGCAGTAACTCCGACACCTAATTTACTAACTCTTAATTGTGGATAATTATGAATATACTATCAAAATTACTTAAAAAAAGAGGGATAAAAGACGTTACAGAACTTACCGAAGATGAGAGAGTTGAGTTTGATAATTGGCAGAAAGTATTGAATAAGGAAGAACTTACTATAAAGGATATAACTGAGTTCTGTGACGGAGCTATTGGAGCAATAGAGACACAATTTGGTGATGTAGATATGTCTAATGATAAGACAGCCAAACTGACATTACAACACGCAATATATAAGAAAATACGAGGTGTAATCAATGCACCGCAGACTGAAAGAGAAAGTTTGATAGAATACTTGACAAATTTACTGAAATAGACTACACTGAAAATAATTAAATACCCTAACCAAACAAAGGCGGGAATTCTGTAAAGAGTTCTCGTCTTTTTATTAATTAACAATATAAAATCATGTCATTTGGAAACACATCAAAAGATTTCAAGATAAAAGGAGCTAACTTTGCAGGTAATCTAAAACCAAACAAAGTAGCTGAAAGAAAAGTCACAGATACACAAGTTGGTCATGAACCAAACGCTGGATCTGATGATGTTTTCGGTAGTCCAATAAATGGGGCTAAAAGTAAGTAAACTTACGGGGGGCGTGCATCCTACACACGTACTTTATTAGAGTAACCATCTCATAAAATGGCAAAAAACATTGAAGAGCAACAGGAAGCTCAAAAAAACCCTGACGAAGAGTCAACTGAAGAGAAATCTGAAGTTGTCGTTGAGAACAAAGAGGAGATAGTTGTTGAAGAAACACCTGAAAAGGTGGAGATTTCAAAAGCTGAACTTGATGAACTCAAAAAGAACGCTGATGTTAGTTCTCAAAATTTTGAGAGAGCTAAGAAAGCGGAAACGGAGAATAAAACTCTTCGTGAAGAATTACAAGGTAACGAAAGTTCTTCTGAAAATGAAGATGAAGAGGTTAGCGGACTGAAAACTAGACTTTCTGATGTTGAATCAGAGCTAGGACAAAGTAAGTTGGTTAAGAAATACCCTCAACTGGAAGAATCATGGGACGATTTTGATAAGTATCGTGAGGATCCAGAAAATAAGGGTATGAAGCTTGAAACGGCCGCTAAAGCTTTCCTAGTAGACAAAGGTCTATTAGAGACTAAACGTAAAGGTTTAGAGAAAGTCACAGGTGGTAATAAAGCTCCTCAAACATCTGGTATGTCTGTTGAGGATATTGAGAATCTTCGCAAAACTGACGGTAAAAAGTATCGTGAGATGGTGAAGAAAGGTCAAATTAAATTCAAAAAATAGACTATTGGTCGCAGAAAGAACTTCAAACGATTTTAGATAATGGCTACATTAAGTAATTTTGGTGAACAATTTGCTTCTAAAGTGCTTGAAAGAGTATACCAGAACGCAGTTGTTGACGCTATTGCAAACCGTAACTATGAAGGCGAAATCAAAAAGCCAGGAGATAGAGTAAATATCCTCTCTTTCCTTAACGATATTCTTCTTTCTGATTATACAGTAGGTAACGATATGAATTCGGAAACTATTGTTGATCATGAAGATCAGCTTATTGTTGAGAAAAGACGATACTACAACTTCTCTCTTGACCGACTTGAGGACTTGTTCACATATGGTGGAGATATCCCCGAGAACCTTCTAGAAAACTCTGCTAAAGTTTTGGAGCGAGAAATTGATACATATGTATTGAATAAGACCGCAGAAGAAGCTAAAGCAGGTAACTGGATTGGTACAGATCTCTTTGTTAGAGGTTCTGGTCAAACTATGGCATCTATCGCTACTACTGCAACAGGTGGTACGATTACGATTTCAACTAACGTAGTAAACGGAGGCGGAGTATCTCCTTGGGAAAACCCAAGAGATGGTCTTACTTACATGACTGGATTTGAAGGCAGTGACCTGTATAAAGGTTGTCGTCTTGTTTCTACAGCGGCATTCGTTTCTCCATGGTATAGAATATCAGGAGTAACAAGCTCTATAGCGGCAACGCTTACAGAGTGGGATGAAGCAGTAAGTGGTTCAGACTTTGAGGAAGGTCACACACTTCGTGGATTGTTCGGAGGCGATGGAATCTCATTCCCTAAATATGGGGACGGAAATGCATCACTTCTAACAATGGCAAGTCTAGGTTGGGAAATTCAGGCCGCTATTGCAACAGCAGTAACAGCTTCAACAATTTACGATCAGACTACTCTTCTTGCAGAAGTGTTAGATGAAAACGAGGTTCCTATGGAAGCTCGTAAGATCACCGTGCCACCATCTGGAATCACCATGCTTCGTCAAGCATCTGAACTACAACCAACAGGAATTGCAGAGATCTTCTCTGGTACAGTTCTTAATGGTCGTGTCATGCGATTCGGTGGATTTGACATCCATTCAGCGGCGGGAGCAAGAGTATCTACAAGAACAGGTCGTGGAACTGCGGCAGGTTTTGGTGGAGATCTAGCTCTAACTACTGGAGTAAGTGGATATCAGATTCCAGCGAACCACATAGGTTTCGTCACATTCGCAGATAAGTGGAGTGAGTCACGTGTTGTGGACGCTGAAAATCAGTTTGCTAAGAAGTATCAAGGACTATTCCTCTACGGAGCGAAAGTACCTGATTACTCTAGGAAGCTTGGTGCTATTCTATACGGTAGTTTCTAGTAAAGGAAGTGTGATCCCTACTTTCTAAATCAAAGGGATAATGGTTATTAGTTTAATAGCTCGTTCTGTGGAATATTTACCTGACGGAGAATATTCCACACACGTCAGGGAATGAGCAACCCAATTATTTATGATAATAAAACTCAAACGATTGTTCTTTAAAATCTTGAAAAAGACTCCTGCTTCAATGGAGATGGTGAAATATTGGAAACATGCCAATGCTGTTCAAGCAAAAGTTACTGAAATAGATGGTGTAACTGTCATGAAAATGGATGGAGAGAAATATACTTTTCCTGGCTTTCCTCGTGGTTGGCTCTTGTATGGGTCACTCTCTAAGTTAAAACATGAAGTAAAGAATCAGATATTTAACGATAATTGGTCTAATTTAGAAACAAATGAGCCATTTAATGTTCGTAAACCGCTAGAAAATATCTATGAACTAATGAAAGATACTGAGTATGACAGATTACCACCACAAAAAATGGTTAAATCTGTCAGAGAAATACATAGAGCATGGTCTAAATCAGTAAAAGGACATGACGAATTACGTGATCTAATCACTTTTATCTTACAAGAAGATGATTCATACCGCTTTAGACTTCAATGGCTAGCTTCGTATTTACCTCTTCTAACATTCTTCAACCCTGCTAAATGCTTCATAAAAGCACTCCCATGGTTAGAAAATGCAGAAATAATAGGTGATATGAAAGAAAGACAGCGTCTATTTCGTAGAATTATCGGAGTATTGCTTCAAGATGAGAGTATTAGACGTCAATTCAATGCTTTGTTTAGGGAAATAAGATGGAATAGAGTTAAATTAACTAAAGCAGACAAGTATTACTTTAGAGGCAAATATTTTAAAGTAGATTTAGATAAATTTGACTACTAATGAAAACTACAAGAACAACAAAAACATGTAAACAATGTGGAATAGAACTTCCAGAGAAAACAAAAAGTAATTTCTGTTCATTTCACAGACAAAGAAGAAAAATATGGCCACAATCAATATAAAACCAAGTGATATAGTAAGAGGAGAAAGTTCAGAAGATTATTTAACTGACGGTGGTTTTAGTCCGTCTAGTAGACATTTAAATCTTACGCTGAAACGAGGTCATGTAAGCTTTGCAGAAGCACCAACAGACAGGGGTGGTGCAACACTCTCAGGAACTATAATAGCTTCATGTGTTGATCCTGCTGTTACAGGGAATGACAGATATTTAGTAGATGACGAGGGTGGTTTTTACACTTTAAATGGTGCTACATTCACAGAACGACAAGCGGCCGCAGCCAATTATGAATATCAGTTAGGGACTACTGATATGATTCCATTCGTAGACGGAAACTTCTATTTCACTTCAAAGACAACAGTAGGTCAGTTTGATAATGATATGGGAACTATTACAGAAGATTGGTGGAGTGGTCTTGACTCATCTTATCGTCATCCTGTAGAAGTTGTTGAGAAAGAATTATTTATAGGAGATAAAAACTTAGTCTTATTCTATGACGGCACAACTTCAGGAACAGCATTTACGCTTCCTGCAGGTCAAAATATCACTTCTCTAAGAAAGCATCCTAATGGAACTACACTCCTTGCTTTCACAGGTGGTACAGCAGACTTCGGACATACACGAAATGGAACTGCGAAAGTGTATTACTGTGATCCAACACTACGAGGAGCTTCAATAGACGGTTGGACACGTGAAGTAGAGATAGAAGCACAAGTAGAAGGTACAAGAACAGTAGCAGGAACCGTATTCACAACATGGGGTAAAAACTTCGGCTTCTTTGACGGAAATGGTTTGCAATTTCTTAAAAATCTAGAGACTTCTACAACCACCTATAGTCAAAACATCACTAATATGGAAGATATAGTAGTGTATAGAGACGGATTAAATGGTGTAGCATACGGAGATCTAGGTGCAGGTAGAGTATTCTGGAAGCTTTATCACAATGCTACTAATTCAAGTAATATAGATCATATTGCTTATAAAGGAGACAACGTGCTTCTAATAGCGTATGAAGACGGCACCGCTGGTAACTTAGAAGAAGTAGATTATGACAATCAAGGTGTAACAGGTCAATTCTTATCAAATAGAATCGCTTTTGAGAGTAAAACTCAAATGAATGGTATTGATATCATACATGATGTTACTAATTCAGCAGGAACAACAAGCTTCTCACTCTCTTCAAGAGATACAGAAGATACAGACAATTTTATAGAAACCCGAAGTTATGTAAATCAAGAAGCAGTAAAATCAGAGTTTGATTATACTGAAACAGTTGACTTCTTTCAGTTTAAATTAGTACCGTCACAAGACACCTTAGCTTATAAGTTATTTAGAATAAAATATGACTCAACCCCTGCAAAATAGTCCAGCTCCTGAAGTTCCAAATGAGAATCACATCTTAAATGTAGAAGGGTTTGTAGAAACTCTTACAGAAGCACCGACTTATACACCTAAAAAACTTTCACAACAAGTAGTATTAGTAAGAGCAGGTGGAAGTACATCAGCATACTTTTATGACACAGTTAATACACAATGGAATCAAGTAAGTTTAACTTCAATATAATATGTTAGTAAATTTTAATGATATAAAAACAGACGTAATAGTAAAACTAGGGATAGCAACATCCTCTGCATTTTATACTGATGCTATTTTAGATGATTGGATTCAACAAGCAGAACGTTGGGCTACATCTTACAGAAAATGGCCTTTCTCAGAGGGTAGAGTAAAAACTACATACACTTCAGCAAATGAAGAGTGGAACTTTGAAGGAATCAAAGCTGACGCTATAAGAATACTACAAATAGGTGGTAAACGCTTTGAAAAAGTTACTTTTGAAGATTATCAGATATTTAAAGAAGATGAGGAATCAAGTACAGATAAAATCTTCTCTGACTTTGGTAGAACTGTATTTATTAATACTAATACTGACGCTTCAGGCACACTAACAGCTTGGGCTCAAATTGCACCTGTTCCTATAGATGTTACTGATGATACAGCACAAACTATCTTCTCTAATGGGGATGAAGAGGGTAATTCTGCTATTGTAGAAGAAGTTTTGTACTACGCTAATCTAAGAGAGAAAAAAGAAGATGTAGCTAATTTTCATCATGACAGAGCTACACAAATATTAGACAACGTATTTAAAAACTATCTTGACGAACAGTTTAATTATAAGACATACAAAACACGTGGTGGTATGTTTAAACGAGTTAATGTAGTTGACGGGGATTTACAAGATGAACTATTTAGAAGAGATCAATTTTAAGTAATATTATGGCAATACAACACACAGTACAAGCAGGAGATACAGTAAGTGCAATAGCAAAGCGTTTTAACGTACCCACTTCTGCTGTGTCAGGATTTCGTTCAAATGATCCTAATGTTATCTTTCCAGGAGAGACTTTAACTATTCAGAATCAAAATCAGATTGTTACAGAAGATAATCAACTTGTAGATCCTGCAACTGTTCAATCAGCAGTGCCACAACCTGCACCATCAGCACAAAATGTAGTATCGCCAACACCAGAAGTTACTACGCCAACAGAGTC